GAGCGCCACCCTCCGTGCATTTTCACTGAGCCGGGGGAGCAGAGCTACTACATCGGAGTCAGGATCACTCAGGAGGATTGCAGCCTCCATCTGTGCACTCCACTTATCGACGGCGGCCAGCGCCTCCGGTGGGAGCGTGGACTCCCAGGGCGTGATGGTGACGGGCGTGGGCTGCCAGTTGGAGGAGAAGCTCCACTTCCGGGTTTGGGGCACGACGATGAGCCTGTCAAAAAGCCCACCCATTGTGGCTGCTTGAAACTTAAGGCCGAACTCTGTTGGCGTCCGGCAAGGCACCGCTCCCATGATCGAGATGTGTGCGTTGGTATTGCGCTGCTGCTTGCCGGTGCCGGTGGAGACGTAGTTGCCGTCCCACAAATCCGTGAGCATGTCGGGCAAGTTCGAGTTCTGGATTTTCAAGTTGTTGAGCAGGCCGTTCAGCTCGTTGAGGTGCAGGAGGCAGTTGTTGGGGAGCCCTGGGCGACCGAAGGCGTCGATTATAGGCTTCTGGCCCTCGGGGACCTCCAGGACCAACCGGTCTTGCAGTCCGGGGGCGGAGCTCGCCGTGAAGCGCTTGACGCGGCGGGGGTCGTCGCGGAGCAACATACCGTTGCTGCCGCGCAAGGTGCGGAGCCCCTTGTCCATGACGCGGGATTTGCCGACGCCGGTGCCAGCGGCGATGACGACGTACACCGTGGAGCGGGTGGTCAAGTTGGCCCTGCTGTCATCGGGAATGCCCTGCGAGCTGTATAGCGCGAGCATGACGGAGTAGGAGAGGCCTGGCGGCTCGTGGAGGGTGCGTGCGGCGTCGGCTAAAGCACCATACCCACAACTCCAATCCATGTCGTACTCTGTGACCGGCTGGACAAAGGGGGGCGGGAGAGGCTCAGGGGAAGGTGGCTCCCATGCGTCCGAGATGACCGGGACGGTGGAGGGGCCGAGGTCACAGATGTCTTCGACTTGTTCGACGGTTGCCATTTTGACGTAGGTCTCCTGTCCGCGCGGTGGCGGTGATGAGTGGTACTGGGGCGGGTTAGGCCCCTCGATGCTGGCGGAGGAAGGAGAGTGAGCTTACGTGCCCTGCTTGCTTACGGTCTTACGGTCGGCGGGCGAGGTGGTGTAGATGGACGGATTTCGTCCGGGTTAGATGAGGGTGTAGGTTTTCAGGGCGTTCACGCCCAGAGGGCTGTTGAAGGTCTCTTCGGCGGTGAGCTCGCGGCACTCGGTGGCGATCTGCCTATTTGCTCCAGCGGCGAACAACCAGTCGGTGACGATGGCGGGGGCGAGGCCACTTTGGAGGATAAGCTCCCCCTCCGTGACGGGCTCGCTGCCGACGAGGGCGAGGAGGGTCGAGTGGACCTCGGCCCAGGTGAGGGGCTTGGTGACGGTGGGCTCCAGGTCGCGGAGGAGCGTGGCCAGGGGCTCGTCGTGCAGGGGTGACGTCGGACTGGTGAGCAGGCTGACGGAGGCGATGGTGTACGTCCGGGGGACTCCAAATTCCGGAGCAAAACTTTTCAGTAGTCCCGCCGACTCAAGCCGTCGAGTGAGGATGCTGGCGCTGGCGTGTGAGCATGGGGTCAGGCGCTCGATCTCCAGCAGCGTGCGCGGACGGTCGAGGTTGGAAGCCAGGACTCGGAGCATGAGTCGGGCCACGGCGGTCAGCTTCTTGGGGGCGGTCTGGGCTACGGCGGTCATTTTGTTACCTCATACTTCTAAGATGTGGAGGGCGTAAAAAAGTTACACCCCTCGTCGAATTATTATTGACAATCTTTATCGCAATGTGATAGAGAACCGCGTTTTTTGACTATGAGGGTGTGGAGTAGTAGAGGTGGCCTGGAGCCGGAGGAGGTGAAGGAGAAGCTGCGGGAGGGCATGTCAAGGGGCGAGGGGTGCATGTCAGGGGCATGTCACTGGATCATGTCAAGGGGCGAGAGGGCGCGGGCGGCTATGTTATTGATAACAAGAAGAGGAGGGAGGTTCGGGGGATGACGGATGACATGGTCATGTCAGGGGGCTCTATAAGAATCAGCAACATGTAAACATGTCACCCCCCTATATATGTGTGTAAACTCAAAAACCTATTTAAAATCTCCTGTACACATACATACACATATTTTTTAGTAGTAAGGTACTGAATCCAGATCGGTTAGGTACCATGTCACCCTACTGACATGGGGTGACATGTTTTTGACGTGTTTTTGGTAACACATGTGGTATGAGTTAGTTACGCCCATGTCACTTTAAGAGGACGCCTCTGACATGTTTACCGAAAGTGACATGATTTTCGGACCAGGCCTCCTGCAACACACTCCCCAGCCCCATTACCTGATCCCGCCTTCCGCGACAGTTATTACTGTCATGGCCTCCCGTGATGCTGGACCCGGCAACGTCACCAAGACGATTTAATCGACGTGATCAGATTAATGAACTACCGGATGCCTCTATCAGAGGTACAAACCAATGCTCCCGATCCAGCCATCCGCCCTCCTAGTCTCATTGCTCACCGGCGCGACTCAGACCGTTGAGTTCCCAGCACCCGCCCAGCCGCCCGTCTCCGACATCCTCATCGAGATACGCTCCAGGTTCAACAAATTGGAGCTCGCCGCTGATCTGATCCTCGCCGCCATCGCCGACATGCACGATCACGTCGCAGGAGGCACACGATGAGCCTAGCCCGTTCGACCCTTGCCAACGTCGTCAACGCCATCAAAGCTGACCGCCGTACACGCGCCCAGCAGACCGCTGGCTGCCCGAGTCTTCGCCCATCCGACCAGGACATCATGGACGCCTTCGTGGAGGAGAATCACCCGGCCCATGACGCTGCAGTCGCCATTGTCGCAAGCTGGCGATGGGGCGGACATCCAGTCACCGTCATGGATCACCTTCCGCAAAAGTAAGGTGATTCACGAAGACGGACTATTGGATCGTTAGATGAACACCTTTGTCGCCGTGCTGCTGTTCCGCGCTTGTCCACGACTTCACCTACGTGCTCAGTTCGCGTGATGGCCTCCCAGCTCTCCTCAAGTAGAGCAGCAGCACGACGACGACAACCTTATGCCCTTCGCCGCACCCAGCCCGTGCCTGCACCAAGGCTGCCCAGCACTCAGCGCCGACCGGTATTGTCCTGACCATGGGGTCAGCACCGATCCGGTCCGTTACAAGGGGTCGAGCTCCAGCCGTGGATATGATGCCGCCTGGAAGCGCATCCGGATTCAAGCCCTCAAGCGGGACTGCTATCTCTGCCAGATATGCCTCAAGGCCGGACGCGCAACTCCCGCGCTTGATGTTCACCACATTCTCAGCATCGTTCTTCGACCGGATCTACGCCTCGACATCGACAACTTGCTCAGCGTCTGCCGCCCGTGTCACGCCATCGAGACTGAGCGCGGTGAGCACCAAAGCGTAACTCCCTTGGTTACAACTACCACCCCGTAGGGGTAGGGGGTCGATGAAGGTTAAGTCCTTTAGAACGGGCGACCACACACGGGCTTCACGCGTATGCCCGCAGGTTGGAGAGTTTTCAACGTCCTACTTCTTGCTCGGTTTCGGCTGCTTGGTGATCGATTTGATATAGCTCGGGCAAGCATACCTACTCGTGAGCGCCGAGGTAAGACCGTACTCTTTCGGCTCGTCCATCTTCTCTGGATTTTGCTCCATATAGAGAACGTACACGCGCATCAACGTTCCCACGGAAGCTGCGTCTGCACAGACCGGATCGTCCTTCGCATATTGAAGACCTTTAATGAAGCCCGATATGAATGCCTGGCAAACTCTCCCTTGGGCCATGTCTGTCATCGGCACCGAGCTTGTCCCATCCATCGGCCTTAGACCTGCCTTGCATGATTCGTACAGATTAGATCCTCTGTCTTCGGGGTCTATGCTCGTCGGCGTTTGCATGAGTGCAGCGGCTAATACCACCAAGGGGATCATGCCCGTAACGATACCAGAATCACGAAACCGTATCACAAACAATATGCCCGGACCGCCTCCACTTCCGACTGCCATCAAGACCCTGCGAGGAAACCCAGGTAAGCGGGCACTCAATAAAAGCGAACCCAAGTTCACAGGCACGCCGAAGTGCCCAGTCTGGTTGACCTCGACCGCGAAAGCCGAGTGGCGCAGGGTCGTCAAGGATCTCGCCGCACTCGACATGCTCCGCAGCGTCGACACCGCCGCACTCTCCGCCTACTGCCAGTCGTATGCGCGTTGGCGCAGCGCAGAAGAGATCATCACCGCCGACGGCCAGACCTGGAAGGAACCCATCATCGTCGCGGGCGTCGTTGTAGGCCACAAGGTCAAGCGTCACCCGGCCACCTCGATCGCGAAGGAAGCGATGACCGGTATGTTGCGAGCATCTTCTCTGTTCGGCTTCGATCCATCATCGCGATCGCGAATCAATCTGGGCGAGGCCGCAGCCGTTGATCCGTTCGTGGAGTTCATGGCCGACCTCGGTGCAGAAGACGAATAGCAACATTCCGACTTCCAAATCCCTCTAGTAGTGGTCGCCCTCAACATTCCGAAGCTGAACACACCTGAGCAGTACATTCAGGACGTCCTCGACGGCAAGATAAACACCTCCGAACTCGTGCGCCTCGCCTGCGAGCGCCACCGGCAGGATCTTGTCGATGGCCACTTGCGGAATCTCAAGTTCAGCCCGAAGCAAGGCCAGCGCATCATTCGGTTCATCCAGACGTTCTGCCACCACTCCCAAGGTGAATGGGCCGGGCAGATCGTAGTCTTAGCACCGTGGCAGCAGGCGATGCTCTGGATACTCTACGGCTGGCGCTGGGCCGACACCGGTTACCGCCGCTTCAAGTTTGCATACATCGAGCTTGCGAAGGGCAACGGCAAGAGCTTCCTCGCGTCCGCCATCGGCCTGTTCGAACTCATCGGCTCCGGCGAGCCCGGCGCAGAAGTCTACTCGGTCGCCACCAAGAAGGACCAGGCTCGCATCGTCTTCAGCGAGGCCGAGCGCATGGTCGCCTCATCCCCGGCGCTCAAGTCGCGCATCAAGAGTTTCCGTGACAATCTTCACATCGCGGGCACAGCAGCGAAGTTCATGCCGCTGTCCAGCGACGAAGACTCCCTTGACGGGCCTCGGCCTCAAGCGATCATCGTCGACGAACTCCATGCCTGGGGTCCGTCGGGGCGCAAGCTCTGGGACGTGCTGGCCAACGCCCTCGGCAAGCGCCGCTCGCCGATCTTCATCGTCATCACCACCGCCGGTTCCGGAGAGCAGTCGCTCTGCAAGCAGCAACACAACTACAGCGAGAAGGTTCTCTCCGGCGTCCACCAGGCCGACGAGTGGTTCGCTTGGGTATGCGGACTTGACCCGGGCGACGAGCTCAACTTCGAAGACCCCGCGCTCTGGATCAAGGCAAACCCCAACCTGGGTGTCTCCGTCCAGGTGAAGGAGCTCGCCGAAGCTATCAACAAAGCTAAGGGTGATCCTGCCAGCCTCAACGGCGTGCTCCGCCTCCGCCTCGGCATCTGGACCCAGGCATCTGTCGCGTACATCCCGATGGAGGAGTGGACCCAGTGCAACGCGAAGATCGACATCGCCTCACTTAAGGGAAACCCATGCTTCGGCGGCCTGGATCTCTCCACCACCACCGACATCTCCGCCTTCGATCTCCTCTTTCCACCGTGGGGCGATCGCACGCAATGGGTAGTGTTGCCGCACTTCTTTTTGCCACAGGACAACATCGAGAAACGTTGCAAGAAGGACCGGGTTCCCTACGATGTTTGGAAGCGTCAGGGGCTCTTCAACCTCACCACCGGCAACGTCATCGATTACGACGCGATACGGCTCAAGATCAAAGAACTCTCTGACGTTTACGACATCCGCGAGATCGCCTATGACCCATGGAACTGCCAGGAGACTGCGACCTGGCTTCAGGAGAACGGCTTCATCGTCTCGCCCGTGCGCCAGGGTTTCCCATCACTCGCCGGACCCACCAAGCGGATGCTGGAGCTGATCCTCAAGCACGAGATCACGCACCTCGATAACCCGGTTCTGCGGTGGATGGCCTCGAACCTGGTCGCTGACATGGACGCCACCGGCTCCTGCAAGCCGGACAAGGCGAAGTCCACCGAGAAGATCGACGGCATCTCCGCACTGGTATGCGCCCTGTCCCGCGCCATGGTGGTCGTGCTCAAGCCAAAGAAGAAACACTTCATGCCCTTCGTGATGTAAATCGGGACCCTCTTTTGAACAAACGGACTTTAAGAAACCTCTATAGGGGCCTACTCCCCCCAAGGACTCCTCGCGCATGGGCAAGATCACAACCGCACTTAAAAACTTTGCGACCGAACTCCGCTCCTCCGGCGACCCCCTCGGCAATCCCGCGATCCCGCTGTCCTCCTCAGGTTTCTGGGCGTGGGCCATCGGTGGTGAGCCCACTGCATCCGGCGAGAGTGTCAGCATCAGCACCGCGTTGCAGCAGGCCACCGTTTATGCCTGCGTCCGCGTCCTCTCAGAGTCCGTCGCCAGCCTCCCCGTCAAGGTCTACGAGTTAATCGACAAGGGCCGCAAGGAGAGCACCAACCATGATCTCGCCCAGCTCCTCGGCGTTTCCCCCAACCCCGAGATGACCGCATTCACATTCTGGGAATCAATGGTTGGCGCACTCGCCCTCACCGGCAACTGCTATGCCGAGATCCAGCGCGACGCGTCCCAAAAGGTGGTCGCCCTGTGGCCACTCCATCCACAGCTCACAGAACCAAAACGCACGGCACGCACCGCAGACGGCAAGGGTGGGGGTGATCTGGTCTACGAGACAACGGATGGCATGGATGGCACCGGCAAGAGCCGCACCATCGCTTCGGCCAACATGATCCACGTCCCACTATTTTCCTTCGACGGGGTCAAAGGTCTGTCCCCAATCTCACTTGCACGTCAAGGCATCGGCCTGGCACGCGCGGCGGAGAAGCAGGGCGCACGGTTTTTCGGAAATGGTGCAAGACCCTCCGGCGTGCTCTCGACCATCACGGAGTTCGAGACAGACGACCCAGCGCTTCAGGCGGCCCGCGACTCCTGGAACCGCACGCAGGGCGGCGACAAGCAGGGAAGTACAGCAGTGCTCCCCGGTGACTGGAAGTACACGCCCATCTCCATCAGTAACAAGGACTCCCAGTTTCTTGAAATCCGGCAATACCAGCGGACCGAGATCGCGGCGCTCTTCCGCGTGCCCCCGCACATGGTTGGCGACACCTCGAAGATGTCCAACGCCAACGCCGAGCAGCAGGCGCTGATGTATGTAGTGGACACACTCCGCCCTTACCTGGGCCGTATCGAAGGTGAAGTTGCCCGCAAGCTTCTGCCGACCA